AAAATAGAACAAATTGGAGGTTTTGATACTATAGTTCCAATTGAAGGTATAGTATTCACATATGGAGGAAACACTTATAAACTAACAGGCTCATTTGCTCCGGTCAATCAGATACTAGGAGTGTTAAAATACGCAAGGTAATATTTATATTAAATAAATGGATAACACAATGGCAGAAAAACATAAAACAAAGTATAAATCACCAAAAGATTTAGAAAAATCAACAAAACCAAATACTCGTAAAGATATTAAAGATTATACCGGAGATGAAGCTCATGGTATGGTTCCTAACTTGGCAAAAGGAGTACAACCATTAGTAGTAAGAAAATATGCTACTGATGTTTTAGATGATGTTGAAAATATGGTTCCTAAAATTGTAGACCACATTTATAAAAAAGTTGAAGAAGGAGAATATTCTCCAGAACATGCTCGAAAAGTATTTGAAAAAATGCAATTAGCAGGAACTGAAGAATATATTAAAAAATTAGAACGAATCGATCATGTAGCTATTACTAACTCATTAGTGAAACCAGAAAATGAAGAAACTCTTAAAGAGTCAATATCAAAATTATCTGAAGAGCAAAAAGAGCAAGTAATTAGAAAATATGTTAGAAATAAAATTGCTAAAATATTAAGAGAAAATTATGTATTCGAACAGGAAGACGCAACAGATATAGATACACCAGAGCCTGTAGATGTAGATGTAGATACACCAGAAGCAGATGTAGATGTAGACGTACCAGATGCAGAAGTAGAAGCAGATGCAGAAGTAGAAGCAGATGCAGAAGCAGCAGTTGACTCTGATACAACATCACCAGCACCAACATCATTTTCGGGAGGAGGAGGTTCTAGCTCACCTAGTCCATCACCAGCACCAACATCAACTGATACTGCTGAAACTACATCTGATACATCATCCACTGAAACAGTTAATAAAATGAAAGCATCCGTTGATTCATTTGTAGCCGATATAAAATCAAAATTAGCAAACGCTACTCCGATCGAAGTTGCACCAGAAGTTGTGCAACCAATTAAAGATTTAATGAAAGGTATGACTGCAAAAAAGTCTAAAGAATTTAAAAAAGCAATCGCAACAGCAATGAGAAATGCAGATATTAAATTACCATCTCCATCTCCATCAGACGATTATACTGAAAATTAAACATAAAAAGTTATGGCAAAAACAAACAAGTTACAAAACATCAAAGCCGTTCAACAAATGATTGACGGTACTCACAAATTCCAAACAAAAAAAACTGTTGGATTTAGTGATGCTGAGGCAACGAAAAAAAGAAATGAACATCATGAAATTGGAGATATCTGGGAAGATGTTGATGCTAATGGTAATATTACCATAGTAGAACAATTTGATGGATTCAGAACAAGAAAACCAAAAAATTCAGAAGTACTTAGTGAAGTTCGAGAAGAATTAAGATCATATGCTAAATGTCCAAAAGAGACATGTACTTGTGATCCTAACTATTATCTTAATCAAAAAATGAGAGCAATCCACGGAATGTGTTTTGACTGTGTTATTGATATGGAGCATGAACTTAAGAAAACGGGTAAATTTGAAGAATATGCTAATAAAAAAATAGAAGCTAATGCATTAGCATGGTTAAAGAAAGCAGAACAAGATGTTGATATGTTAAGAGAGGCATATACTAAAGCATCTAAACTAGTTATTAACAGTGAAGGAGAAACTGAAACATGGGCTGCACAAATGACACCAGAAGAATTCGAAGAAAAAATCACAAAAGGATTTGAGTCATATAAAATAGACTTTTTAAATAAATTAAACAAAACAGTTACAGGAGAAACAAAATGAAAATTTGGAACACTATTAAATCACATGGTAAATGGATCATTGGTGGAATTATAGGATTATTAGCTCTGATTGCAACAATTGGAAAATTACGTAATCGAAAAACAGTAGAAAAAATACAAGAAAAGATTGACGATAACACAAAAAAAATTGAACGTGTTAAAGGAAAAGAAGATCAAGTTAAAACGCAAAAACGACAAGTAAAAAAAGAATTAACAGAATTAAAAGAAACTGTTAAAAAAACAAAAGCTACTAAAACAGCAAAACGTCGTCCTGGTCGTCCAAAGAAAACTACAGCACAAGCAAAACATAATATTGTTTCAAAAACTAAGAAAAAACGATGAAACAATTAATACTTGTATTATTATTTCCAATAGTCGGATTCAGTCAAACGGTTGTTGACACATGTTTTACAGAACAACAAATACATGATATATCAGAAACTTTAGATGATTTATATTATAAAGATTCAGTTAATAATCAACTAATAAATCAACAAACAGCTGTTATAGATAAACAAGATGAACTAATTAAATTAGATTCATTACAATTAGTATATAAACAGCAACAAATTGATTTATTAGAAACTAACATAAATTTATATATTGAACAACAAAAAAAGTTACAACCTAAATGGTATAATAATAAAGTTGTTTGGTTCGGTGCTGGTATTCTTACAACGATACTAACTGGCAAATTTATTGTAGGAGTAATTCAATAATGTCACAGCCTAGCATAAAACAAATAATACAGCAACAATATCAAATGTGTGCTGCTGATCCAGTATTTTTTATGCGGCAATATTGTTATATACAACATCCTAAAAAAGGAAAAATTAAATTTAATTTATATCCATTTCAGGAAGATTCATTAACCAATTTACAAGACAATAGATATAGTGTTATTTTAAAATCTAGGCAGTTAGGTATATCAACTTTATCTGCTGGATTTGCACTATGGAGCATGTTATTTCAAGAAGACTTCAACGTGTTAGTTATTGCAACTACACAAGAAGTAGCAAAAAATCTTGTAACTAAAGTCAGGGTAATGCATGACAACTTACCTAGTTGGTTAAAAGGAACAATTGAAGCTGATAATAAATTATCGTTAAAATTTAAAAACGGATCACAAATAAAAGCAGTTTCTTCTGCGACAACGGGTGCACGTTCAGAAGCATTATCACTATTAATAATAGATGAAGCTGCGTTTATTCGAAATATTGAAGAAATATGGATAGCATCTCAAGCAACACTATCAACTGGTGGTGGGGCTATTGTATTATCTACTCCTAATGGTATAGGTAACTGGTTTCATAAAACATGGGTTGATGGAGAAACAAATCCACAAACAGAATGGAACAATATAAAGTTACATTGGACGGTGCATCCAGATCGCGATCAAGAATGGAGAGATAGACAAACACAATTATTAGGAGAACGTGGAGCAGCTCAGGAGTGTGATTGTGATTTTGTTAGTTCAGGACACACTGTAATTGATGGTAATATATTAGCCGAATATGAATCTACATGCACCGATCCTATAGAAAAGCGAGGACATGATCATGGTTATTGGGTTTGGGAATATCCTGACTACTCAAAAAATTATATGGTAATTGCAGATGTCGCTCGTGGTGATAGTGCCGACTGGTCCACGTTTCATGTAATTGAAGTAGAAACAATAACTCAAGTAGCTGAATATAAAGGTAAATTGCCTCCAAAAGATTTTGGAAACATGTTAGTTACAGTTGCTACCGAATGGAATAACGCATTACTGGCAATTGAAAATGCTAATATTGGATGGGCTGCAATTCAACCAGCACTAGATAGAAATTACGAAAATTTATTTTACACATACAAAGATGATGGTTATGTCGATGTGGATGTCCAACTACAAAAAGGATATGATATGAAAGACAAATCAAAAATGGTACCTGGTGTATCTACTACTAGTAGAACACGACCATTAATGATATCAGCATTAGAAATGTATATGCGAGAAAAAACTCCAATAATACGGAGTAAGCGTCTCATACAAGAACTATTTGTCTTTCATTGGTTAAATGGGAAAGCTCAAGCACAGAGTGGTTATAATGATGATTTAACTATGGCATTTTGTATCGGGTTATGGTTACGTGATACATCATTAAAATTACGACAACAAGGAATTGATCTAAACAAACGAGCATTATCACAATTTCAAAAAACAGATAGTGTTATTTATACAGGTAAAAATAAACCTAGAGACTCTGGTTGGGATTGGAATAATGGTAAATCTGACGAAGGATTAACTTGGTTATTGTAAAAATTGCTTGGATCTTAAAGTACTTATATTTATAATAAAAGAAAATACCATATGGCTTCTTTAAGAAAACGGTTAAGAAATCTATTCAGTACAAATATAATTGTAAAGAATGTTGGAAACAACAAACTACGTGTACTCGATACTAATAGATTACAATCAGACGGAAATTTAGCAAAGAGTAAAATTTCTGATAGATATACAAGATTACATGGTGCTAATCGACATAAGATTGGCGGAATGAATGGTGGATATGATTCTAATTATTATATGCATCAAAATCGTATGCAGTTATATACTGATTACGAAATGATGGATAAAGATCCAATTATTCATTCAGCATTAGACATATATTCGGATGAGTCTACATTAGAAGATCAATTTGGTGATATATTAACTATTAAAACTAATGATAGTAAAATACAAAAAATACTTTATAATCTATTCTATGATATATTGAATATCGATTTCAATATGTGGTCATGGATTCGTAACGTGACAAAATATGGTGATTTCTTTTTAAAACTAGATATTGCTGATGAGTTAGGAGTAATTAATGCTAGACCGCTTTCTAGTTATGAGATCGAACGATATGAAGAATATAATAGCGATACTGGCGAATATGAAATAAAATTTAAACACTTATCAACTCACGAAGAGTGGTATGATGTTTTTGAAATCGCTCACTTTAGATTATTATCTGATTCAAATTTCTTACCATATGGTCGTTCAATGTTAGAAGGAGCAAGGCAAGAATTCCAAAAACTAACAATGTTAGAAGATGCAATGCTTATTCACAGAATAATGCGAGCTCCAGAAAAACGTATTTTTAAAGTTGATATTGGAAATATTCCTCCAAATGAAGTAGACACATTTATGCAACAAATCATCGATAAGATGAAAAAAATACCACACGTAGATCAAAATACCGGAAATTATAATCTTAAGTTTAATCTTAATAATATGCTTGAAGATTATTTTTTACCAGTACGTGGAGGACAGTCGTCAACACAAATAGATACATTACCAGGTATGACATGGACTGGTACTGAAGATATCGAATATGTAAAAAATAAAATGATGGCTGCTCTAAAAATACCTAAACCATTCTTAGGTTATAGTGAAGGGGTTGAAGGAAAAACATCATTGGCTTCCATGGATATTCGTTTTGCTAGAACAATTGAACGAATTCAAAAAATTATAACATCTGAACTTTATAAAATTGCAATCGTACATTTAGCATCACAAGGATATGAAGGCGAAGACTTAATTAATTTTGACTTAGCATTAACATCTCCGTCTATTATATATGATCAGCAAAAAGTTGCATTAATGAATGAAAAAATACAACTTGCTAATACAATGAAAGATAGTAAATTAGTATCAGATAAATACATATATGAATACATATTTAACATGTCCGAAGAACAATGGTTACAAGAAAGAACCAATGTTATTGAAGATTTAAAATTACGTTTCCGTCAAAATCAAATTGAACAAGAAGGCAATGATCCGACTATAACAGGTACATCATATGGAACACCACACGACTTAGCGTCAATGCATATGAGCTCTGACGATGTTGAGGAAAAAGATAAAGGCGGTCGACCTAAAGAAGGAATTAAATCAGGCCAACACGCTAATGAATTTGGATGGGATCCAACTGGTAAGAAAACGTTAGATCAAGCATTTAATATAAAAAATCAAACAAATGCATTTCAACCAGATGTACGTCAAAGAAAACTATCAATGACATCTGAACAAAAAAATGTTTTAAATTATTTTAAGAATCAAAAAAGACAAAAAATTATAGCAGAAACACTAAATCCTGAAACAAAAGACACGGATTCGGGAACAATGTTAGATGAAAACAATATTTTATAAATTTGTCTATATTTATTAATAAATAAAACTACTGGCACCAGTATGAAAAAATTAAAACATTCGAAATATAAAAACACCGGCATCTTATTTGAGATGCTTGTAAGGAAACTTACATCAGAAACAATGTCATCTGATAAAACAGTAACAATTGATATTATTAAAAAATATTTCGGTAAAAATACAGAACTATCAAAAGAACTTAATTTATATAATTCACTAATTAAAGAACAACATAAATCTGAAGCAAGAGCATTAGAATTTATGCGAACTATTAGAGAATCATATAGCCGACTCAACCAGAGCACATTAAAAAGACAACGATATAATCTAGTTAAAGAAATATCTGAAAATTTTATATTTGAGCGTATTTCTAAAATACATATTAATAATTACAAAGCATTAGCATCAATATACATGTTGTTTGAATATAAAGATTCTGATAATCCTAAAAAATTAATGGAATGTAAAAATGCTGTATTAGAGCACACATTAATAGAACGAAAATCAGAAACACAAAAAGATATTGTTATTGAAGAATTCTCTAAACAAGAAAAAGATACACGTCTATTAACATATAAGTTAATGATTGATAAATTTAACGAAAAATATTCAGGATTGTCAGAATCTCAGAAACAATTGTTAAATAAATATATTACTAATGTTAATGATACCGAAGCATTAAAAGAATATATATCCGATATAATACCATCATTAAAAAATAAATTAGCAGAACATTCTAAACACATAACAGACAAAGTAACACAAATTAAGGTCACACGACTCTCAGAGATGCTTTGTAATGTTGAAACTATGAAACGTTTAAATGAGTCCCATATCGTATCATTAATGCGTTATATGGACTTAATTGACGAATTAAATAGGATACAATAATGAAATCATTTTTAAAACAAATAGAAGAAAGCTTTCAGTCACTCGAAGAAAAAAAAGCAAAACCAGATTTTTTAGATTTAGATAACGATGGTGATACTGAAGAGTCAATGAAAAAAGCAGCAAAAGAAAAAAATGAAGCTGCTAAGCCTGATTTTTTAGATTTTGATAACGACGGTGATACTGAAGAGTCAATGAAGAAAGCATTGAGCGATAAAGATGAAGATGAGTTAGAAGAAATTTCTACATCTGCAGGAGCTGGGGCATATATGACGCCTAAAGCATTTGGTAAAGCTGATGATGACACTGTTGAAGCATTAGGATATAAAAGAGTCCAGGAAGCAATGGATAATAAATATGAGCGTCTTATCGAAGGCTATAAAACATTTGCATTGAGTGATCCTAAAATGAGTCCTGCTAAAAAAGTAAATGCATCTATTAAAAATGTAGCTAAACAATTGAAAGAAATTGAAGAAACTATTAAATATACTAGTCGATTAAAAACAGAATCAGGAATATCACATTCTGGATTTGGTCCTAGTACTAGCAAGGCATTAGGAAAAATATCAGAGCGATTAATTAAAATATCAGAGCGAGTTAGATCATTAGGAGAATAAAATGTCAAAATTAATATTAGAAGACTTCATGCAATTTAAACCAGTTGGTTCACTTAATGAATCAAACGGAGCAAAATACGGCATACCAGGAGGATTCGTAGTACAAGGCGTTTTACAGAGAGCTGGTGCTAAAAATCAAAACGGCAGAGTATATCCTAAAAATATTTTAATGCGTGAATGTCAACGATATCAACGTGAGTATATAGATCAGAATAGAGCATTAGGTGAACTAGATCATCCAGAATCTAGCGTTGTGAATTTAAATAATGTATCTCATAATGTTTTAAAAATATGGTGGGATGGCGATGATCTAAAAGGAACCGTTCAAGTATTAGATACTCCATCTGGTAAAATATTAAAGTCATTATTTAAAGAAGGCATTACATTAGGTATTTCTAGTAGAGGATTGGGTAGTGTAAAAGAACTTAGAAATGAAGGCGTAGTAGAAGTGCAGGATGACTTTGAATTGATTTGTTGGGACTTTGTCTCAAATCCATCTACCCATGGAGCATTTATGGGAGTAATGAAAGAATCAGTTGAGAAAGGTATAACTAATAAATATAAAACGGTTAATGACATAATCACATCAATATTATGTGAAGATGGTAAATGTAGGATATAAAATGAAATTTGAAAATAAAAATTTAACAGCGTTGCGTGATCTATTAAACGAAGACAAACAAACAGTGTTTAGTGAAGGACCTGCACCATTAACTAATGAACAAAAACAGCAATTTGCAGAAGCAGTAAAAACATTTTCGCAGATGGGTGAGTCTGTATATAGCAATGGTAAATTAAAAGAGATTGTAGAACGTATCTCTAGTATAGTTGAAACTGCTTCACAACTTGTTACTGAAAAAGAAGATTTAGTTGACAAAGTATCTGCTAGTAGACACATGAAAGAAGTATCTGGAGCACTTAAGGCATTTCAATCATCTGCAAATGAAGTAATGATTCAAGAACGTAGAATGGAAGCTGCATTTGAAGATATAGCTCAGGGTATTCAAAAATACTTTGAAGTAGGATAATTTGGAAATTTAACTAATTATTTATATAATATAAGAGAATAATAATGAGTAAGTTTAAAAACATGTATAAAGAGTTTTTTGGTTTAAAAGAACAAAATGATTCAAAGATACCAAATCCAGAAGAAATCGAAAAATCAACTGATGCTATTGAAAAATTAGGAGATGCAATGAAAGATGCTGGATTAGCTGAATCAGAATTAGACGAAGCTCAACTAGTTAACAACTTATCTGATTACAATGGACATGTTATATATCAATTAAGAGACCCACAAGAAGCTAATGCAGTTGCAAAAGATATTCAACGTTGGACTACTAAAAAAGGCTTTACTATTATATCACATGAAAAGTCAAAGTCAGGCCGTACGGGATATTTTTATTTTAGATTAGGAGAAGATCCAGGAACAGAATCACAAAAGATTCAAGGCTACTTTGCTCAATTACCAGAACTTTTAAAGTTTGCTTTTAAAGCACCTAAGAGTAAAGAGTCTAAAAAAATGAAACAAAGAAAATTTTAAAACAAGTTATATGAGTAGAAACCAAAAGTACCATAAAAGCATAGTACCAGGAAATGCAAATGCTGTTTCCGTAACAGGTAAAGACGATAGAGATCTTGCATTTGCTTTAAAGAATTTTAAACGCAAAGTAAAGAATTCTGGAATATTAGAACATATTAAAGAAAATCGTACATTTACTAAACCTAGTGTAAAACATAGAGCAAAACTAATTAAAGCAAAGTATATACAAAAAATTAAAGATATGCACCGAGACGATTAAGCATATTATATTATATATTATAAGGTCCTAGCAGAAATGTTAGGACTTTTTTACTGTTTTTTAAGTAGCCTTATATTTATTAAGGAAATACGCTATCTCTATATAGTGTCTATAAAAAACAAATTCTATTAAGATTTCAAATAATCTTATTTCCAAAAAACAAATTTAAGGAGAAAACAAATGGCAAAATCAGATTTGCTAAAAGAAGCGATTGCTGACGCAAAGGCGGTTAAAGAAACTGCATTAGCTAATGCGAAGATTGCTCTTCAAGAAGCGTTTCAACCTAGAATCAAAAGCATGCTCGAAAACGAACTAATGAATGAATTAGAAGATGAAGACATGGTAGATGGCGAAGAGGTAGAAATGGGTATGGATGACATGGATATGGATTCAGACATGGCTGACGAAACTCCAGATATGGTTGGTGTTGCTGTCGATTTAGACAATGACGGTGATTATGATCTAGAGGGTGAAATTGGTATGGATGATGAAGAAGACATGGATGATATGCTTCCAGCTGAAACAGACGACGTGTCACCAGAAATGGAAATGACTGACGACATGGCTGACGACATGAATGATGACGACATGGATCTTGAAGAAATCATTAGAGAGCTTGAAGAAGATTTAGATTCAGATGCAGCTGCTGCAGGTATCGACGAAGAAGACGTTGAAGAAGGTATGTATAACGAAGCAGACGTTGAAGAAGGTATATATGAATCTAATAATTCAATTGAAGAACTCATTGAAGCAATCTTAGCAGAAGAAGAAGTAGAAGCAGAAGAAGAAGAAGTAATTGGTGAAATGGCTGATTCTAAAGATGAGGCAAAAGATGAAGGACTGAAAGAAGAGCTTGAAGAAGCTTATAAAACAGTAGAACATCTTAAATCAGTTATTAATGAAGTTAATCTTTTAAATGCAAAACTTCTTTACACAAACAAATTGTTCCGAAATTTTGAGTTGAGCGAATCACAAAAAATGAAAGTGATCGAAAACTTTGACAGAGCAGCTAATACAAGAGAAGCAAAACTAGTATTTAGTACTTTAGCAGAATCATTCCAAACGCCAAAGGCAGGAAAGAAAATTGTTAAAGAATCAAAATCAATGGCATCTCGTCCAGTAGCTACTACTGCTCCAAGTAAAGAAACAACTCAGGTATTAACTGAAGGCTTCGAACAAGCCAACCGTTGGAAGAAACTAGCGGGTTTAAAGTAATTTAATTTTAAAAAAGAAAAAGGAAAAGAAAAATGAGTCTTAATTCATTATTACAAAGTCCTGACGCTTCTCAAAGAACAGCTGTAAAAGCACACGTTTCTAAATGGGAAAAGACAGGTCTTCTAGAAGGTCTCTCAAACGAGACAGAAAAAGCCGGAATGGCTACATTGCTTGAAAACCAAGCAAGACAATTAGTAAAAGAATCATCTGCTACAGGTACAGCAGCAGGTTCTGAGGAATGGGCAGGAGTTGCTCTTCCATTGGTACGAAGAATCTTTGCTGAATTTGCAGCAAAAGAATTTGTATCTGTTCAACCAATGAACTTGCCATCAGGTCTAGTATTTTACTTAGACTTTAAATATGGTACAGCTCGTCCAGGATTTGACGATGATAATGCAGAAGGTGATGGACACCCATTCGGTTCTCCAGAAGCTGACGATTCTATGTTTGGTGTAACTAATACATCAGGTGACCCATCAGGTGGTCTTTATGGTGCTGGTCGTTTTGGATATTCAATCCCTAACGTAGTGGCTACAGACGTAACTGCTACTACTGGTTCTGGTGCCGCTGCAGCTGCAGCATCTAGTGCATCATTAAACTTTGATTCACTTTACACTGCAAATTCTGATCAGTATTTTGTATTAGAAGTTAATGTACCTACTGACGCTGATCCATTAGCTGTTAGATCATTTACATTGGCATCTGGGTCTAATAACGCAGAAATTATTCCTGTACAAGCATTCTCAACTATTGACTCTGACTTTACTGCATCATTCGTTGTAACTGCTTCATTAGCTGCTGGAATTAATGATGCAATCGTTGCTAATAACTTGGATCTTAACTATAGCAAAGCTCCAACCGATATTACAAGAGGTGACTTTGAAGATGCTAATCCGTTTAAAGGATCTGGTGCTGGTACTGGTATCGATGATGGAACAGACATTGACATTCCAGAAGTTAACTTGGAACTTCAGTCTGAGCCAATCGTTGCTAAGACAAGAAAACTAAAAGCTGTTTGGACTCCTGAGTTTGCTCAAGATCTTAACGCTTACCACTCAATCGATGCTGAAGCAGAATTGACTTCAATGTTGTCTGAGTATGTATCAATGGAAATTGATTTAGAGATTCTTGATATGTTGATTTCTTCTGCACCAACTACTGAGTATTGGTCAGCAGTAAACAATGAGTTCTGGAACGGTACATCATTTGACGCTGCAGCTGCAGTTGGCAATGGTGGGTTCTATAACACTCAAGGCGGATGGTTCCAAACTCTTGGTACTAAACTGCAAAAAGTTTCAAATAAAATTCATCAAAAAACATTGCGTGGTGGTGCTAACTTCTTAGTAACATCTCCAGCAGTGGCAACTATCCTAGAATCTATTCCTGGATTTGCTGCAGACACAGATGGAAATAAAATGGAATTTGCAGCTGGTGTACAAAAGATTGGTGCAATCAATAACCGTTACACAGTTTACAAAAACCCATACATGAAAGAGAATGTAATCCTAATGGGATTCAGAGGAGCACAATTCCTTGAGACTGGAGCAGTTTTCTCTCCATACGTACCTCTTATCATGACTCCATTGGTATACGATCCGGTAAACTTCACTCCACGTAAAGGTGTTATGACACGTTACGCGAAGAAAGTAGTTCGTCCAGAATTCTACGGAAAAGTATATGTCAAAGGATTAGAGACTCTTTAGTATTTAAATAGTTAAACACTTTTTGATTTAAAGAATTAATAATTGAGTTTAAAGGGGGTGGCTTCGGTCATCCCCTTTTTTACTGTTTTTGATATTTATATAAAAAAGAAATAATATGGCAGTTCCAAGAATAAAATACGAAATGTTTGCTGATATTCGATATGAAGGTAGACTAGTAGATGTATTAGACCGTATACGAGCTATACGTTTAGTTTTAATGGTACATATAGAAAAAGACTTAGGACCAAAAAAAGAATTAATTAAAATTAAAATTCTAAGTCCATATCCTCCAAAACAAACATTTGACGCAATTCGACAAATTTGTTTAGGCAAGATAGAAACATTAACAGATCTATCTTACAGACAATCAACACTCACAAAATTAAGTTAATAAAGGTTATAAAAATGCCAACATCAAATCGGGTCAAAACCCCTCCAAAAAATAGTATTAAATTTTCTATAACATTATCAGAAGAACAGAAAGTTGCAAAGTCAAAAATATTAGAAACTCCATTTAATTTTATATTAGGTAAAGCTGGTAGTGGTAAAACATTATTAGCAGTACAAGTAGCGCTAGACAAATATTTTAAACGCGAAATAGATAAAATTATAATTACTCGGCCAACAGTGTCAACAGAAGATAACGGATTTTTACCAGGTTCATTAGAAGAAAAAATGAGCGAATGGCTAGTTCCAATCAGAAGTAATATGCGAAAGGTATATAATAAACCAGAGCTATTAGAAAAAA